ATGAATTTTTTATTAATTTTGTACTGTTTTTGTGCTTAATTAAATTTTGTATTTCAATATTATAAACCAGTTCCTAACCTGATTGTTTTATGAGGCATCTTAAAATTGCCAAACAAGTTACCAACAGAGATTTCACATCTCTTGATCTTTACCTTACCGAGATAGGCAAAACAAGTCTAATCTCAATGGATGAGGAGATTATCTTGGCGCGAAGAATAAAAGAGGGTGACCGTACAGCACTCGTCATATTAATAAAATCAAACCTTCGATTTGTGGTTTCTGTTGCAAAGCAATATCAAAATCAGGGATTGACTTTGCCCGATTTAATAAATGAAGGCAATTTGGGCCTCATAAAAGCTGCTGAACGTTATGATGATACGAGAGGATTTAAATTTATATCCTATGCCGTCTGGTGGATCAGACAATCAATATTACAGGCAATTGCGGAACAATCACGAATAGTGCGACTTCCATTAAACAAGATAGGGGCGCTATCAAAAATCAATAAAGCATTTACAAAACTCGAACAGGATTATCAACGGGAGCCAATGCCCGAAGAAATTGCAGATTTGCTGAAATTACAAATCAAAATTGTGAAGGAAGCCTTGGAAACATCCAATTTCCATGTTTCTGCAGATGCACCGTTACACGAAAGTGATGGTGATGAAATGACACTTTTTGATACTTTAATCAATAGAGAATCACCAAGTCCTGATCGTTCTCTGATTAATGGTTCTTTAAAAATTGAAATTGAAAGAGTGCTCAAAACTTTACCAGAACGTGAAGCTGAGATTCTGCGTTATTATTTTGGATTAATCGGCGATGGACCTTTGTCAATCGATGAAATCGCAGAATTATTAAAACTTACACGCGAAAGGGTCAGACAACTGAAAGAAAAAGGGCTGAAAAATATAAAAAATTCACATAGAAGTAAACTGCTCCGTTCGTTTTTAGGTTAAGCAGATTCTGGCCTTTTAGGTAACCAATCGCAATAGCAGAAGGCAAAAATGGCTGTAAATCTCTTGATTTACAGCCATTTTGCTGTGGAGCTGCGGGGATCCTCTACCCCCTTGTATCTATCTGTTTACCACACCTTTAAAATTTGTCTATTGTGTTTTTTGGTTTATTGTTGTCTTTTTGTTTGTCTGATAAATAAAAATTGTATTTGCAGACAATTAGTCTATAACTACACTGATCTGCATTGTATTATACTGTCTACGATTATTTTGATGGTGGGTTACAGACTTAATATTGAGTCTGATAAATAAATACATTATGATTTTTACTCGTATTCGATAAATTCAGGCCCGATCGCCCGGGTGTAATCATTCATCAGCGCAACGAATTTCCTGCGGTTAGTCTTAAACGCTGAGTTAAGCTTATGATTCGGAATATCCATTAGGTTATTGAGACTGTGGAATATTTCGCGACGTCGGTCCAACTGATATTCCCCAATTTCGGCGTCAATATCTCCCAATAGACTCATAATACGATTGCCGTATTCTTTTAATGTACACTTCACATTTGGAGCTTCTGGTTTAGTCAAGCTCAACAGCTTATCCCGTAATGCAATAATTTCAGTGAAATTCTCGTTTAAATGGTCTGAATTTGTCTGTTTGTTGTTCATTTGTCTATCGTGTTTGGTTAATATTGCAATGGACTACCCGCAATGGGCAGTATCGTTTTTTACACTAACAGTCAATTGGGGATCAAGTATTTTCTTTAAGCTTTCTATGTGATCCTTCAAATCTTTTATGCGAATGTCTTTTTCTTCGCACATTCCACAGTTCTTATACGATTGTATCGGCTCATTGGCTTCATTTTGTAAACTTATTTCTTCATCATTAAACATCCTACCAACACCAGTCAAAAGCCAACGCGCATCTACATCTGGCAGCAAACCAATAATTAGCTGAATCTTTTTTAATGGAATAGGCGCTTCGGCATTAATCCAGCCATTCCATGTTTGTCGCGGCGTTCCTAATTTCTTGTAAAAATCAGGCTCATTAATTTTTTTCTCCTCAATAATTTCGCTAATGCGTTTGTTTATAGATTTTTCCATGTAGAATCATTCTAAATTACGTATGTATAATAAAATCATGTTACATGTATCATGTTTTTATTATACATTTGATGCGTTAATACAATACAATAATAACACAAATACAATACAAATAAAAGCCATTAAAACAATGACAAAAAAAGAGCTTATCAAACTGAAAAAGAGCCTTCCAAAAGGATACCGTGATGTACTTGCCGAAAAATTCAATTGCAGCATGTCAACCGTGGATATGGTATTGGTGGGCACACGTAAAAATATTGAGCTGATTAAGGTTGCGATTGAGCTTGCCAAAGATCATAAGATAGAGATGGAAAACCTTTCGAAAGAAATTAAGGGGCTATGAATCTACCTGCAGGGATTGAATCGGGTTTCGAGATCTACCTAAGTAAATCGGATGTACGGGTTATGATCGATGGCATAAGAGTCGATTACCTCAATTTACCCGAAATGACACGGGCCATATTTTGCGCCGAGATGTACGCCAGTAAAAGGGTGATTGAAAGTCTCCGAATGATGGGGCATTCCCATCCCGACGAAATGGAACTTAAGTTTGTAGGTTGCCGGTATGGAGCAATCAACGAAACCCCCGATTTGGTAACCGGCATCACAATAGCCGATGCTCCCAACTGCGAAAACATTGGTCATTGCCTAGGATATGGAACCGTCTGCCTTATTCCCTGCAAATTAACACGTAAAGAATACCAGGTTGCCCGGTTTATTGCTATCGGTAAACTTGACAAAGAGATTTGCCATTTACTCGAAATCACTCTCCCAACGTGCCGGACATATTTTGTACGCATCCGCGAAAAACTTGGTTTGAATAACCGGGTTGAAATAGCCCTTTGGGCACAGAAGCTTGGAATAGTTTAAAATAATTAATCAAATATCATGAAAGAAGAAATCAAAAAGTTTTTAGAGTTTAACGGTAAGTTGATTCATTTCCTTTCCGTCGATGGCCAGTATTGGATTGCTTTAAATCCCATTTGTGATGCACTCGGCATTCTTTGGAAAAAACAGCATGAAAAGCTCCAAAATGGAGAGGATATTTTCGGTGAACTATCCACCGATCAGGGGATGGTTGCCGCAGATGGGAAGGTCAGGAAAATGACTTCTTTGCCCGAAAAATACGTGTACGGATGGATTTTCAGTATTCCAATTTCAGGATCTATGTCGGACGAAACAAAGAAAAACCTGAAAGCCTATAAAATGGAATGTTGTGAGCTGTTATATGCCCACTTCCATGGAGCCACCATCCAGCGCAAAGAGTTGGTCAAACAGAAAGCAGCTAACTATTATGAAATTGAAGCACTGAAAAACAAGGTGTTCTCAACTGACGAAGCAATACTATTAGCCGAAGCTGAACGCAAACAAAAGGCAATTGATAAAAGCCTGAAGAATACCGACTATCAACAATTCACCGAAGAGATGGATCTGTTTAAGCAGAACATCGAGAACAGCCCCATTTAAAATTTTTATTTCTCCTCCCGCGTACCGGTTAACCAGACTGGCGCGGTTTATTTGCCGGATTAGTTCAATTGGCAGAACGTTCAGTAGCTGAGAATGCTGAAAGATAAAACGGTTCGATTCCGGTTTCCGGCACGAAGATTTTGATTTTGGTTTTCTATGGGTATCCTGTTAACCAGACAGGACCTATGGAAATCAGGAAAAAAAACAAAGCGTCCCCCAAAGACTAAAAAAAACAGATGGAAGTCACAATCAGAATAATGCTAATCAATCGGTTCACGCCTACAGGACTTGACGATTATAAAAAGAACAGGTCAATGAAACTACCTGTTCATGCCAGATGCAGTGATGAAGATGAACTTAACCGGTTTGTCAAAACGATTAAGGTGTCAGATAAAAACAGGCTTTCTCAAACAATTGGAGAAGAGGTAACACGAATCAGGGCATGTGCAAACTTTAAGGTCGTAAACAGTGCTGACTACGGAGATAAGCTAATTGGTGAAATTGATGTTTGGGGGTACGGCGACTGGAGCTTCCAATGTTACATCCCTGTTAAATCGAACAAATAATATTACCCACGGTGGGCAGCCGTCGTTCTTATCTTAATTAACCCACGGCAATGGGAACACAGCCTAAAAAAAAGTGCGAGAGACGGCAATCTCTCGCACTAAGGCAAATAATATTTTTAGTCCAGTTCTAATGAAATAAAAAACAAAACAGTGCCTGACCATCCTGTATTTTCTTTATACGGATGGATGGTCGAAAGGTTTCAGAAAATGAAAAAATAATTTAATAAAACCAATAACAACCAAATCCATGACAGCACAATGTAAAACCAACAGCGGAGGATTCGACATTACCGGATTGACAATCGATCAGGTACACCAGATTAAGCTCTCCCTGATCCACCTCGCAAAGAAAAACCTTCCCAATACAACCAGGGACGAACGCTCCTTCAATGAAGCAATGGTAAAGAACATCAGCGATGCACAGCATCAGCATTGTTGCACCTCCGCAAAGCAATTATCATGAATGTTATAACAGTTGCCAAATCAATCAGCATCATCGTTTCAGTTACTGAAGCGGAATTGATTGTAAATGCTTTGCGCGATAAAAATGCCAAACACGAACTCGAGCGCACAATGACTCCACACCTAAAGGATCAGATCATCACTGCAATAATGCTGATCGAAGGGGCAATTCCTACACTAAAAGATACTCCTGAATTGCCGCAAGTGGCTTATGATTTTCAATCTTAACAACGCAACACTATGAAATTTAAGACAAAATTGAATGAGTTTTTCAATCCGCGTTTCACAACCACCGAGTTGGAAAACAGCAATACCCGGAGCAGGGTTATATACGAAATCACCAGCCTTATTTATGATGATGAGCGTCAACGCTTCCCTACCCGTGCAATTGGAAAAGTCACGACAATAGCTGGCACTAATCTTAATGTGGTATGGGATCAAAACGGGAAGTGCATGAAAGACGGCAAACGTCTTCCGGAGTATGACATTATCCGGGCAACCCAGAAAGAGACAGATGCATCAAGACCTGCTTTTGTAGCGATGGTTGGAATATTATTAATGGTAATCATCACTTTAATATTCGACTAATGGTAATAGCTGTAATTGGCGATTACGAGTCGCCTAAGTATCAGGAATTGCTTCAACGTGTAAAGATTTCAAAACCGGAAGAACACGTGCTTGATTTGTCGAGACACCAGAGTGTAAACTGGAAGAAGATGCTCGATGCCCGCTTTGCAGATATCGAAACTGCACACCAGGTTGTTATTTGCAGCGATTGGCGCATTCACTTCGATGCCAAGCGTGATATTACGCAGGCTCAGCTGCTCAATAAAGAAATATTCATCGATCGTGAGGGCCAGTTTTTACAGTTCCCCGAACATGCTCATATGATATGAGAAAGCACATTATCATATTCAGCACAGGCTTTGCTCAGGTATTCCTTGTATCAGCCAATACTTACTTTATAAGTCGCACTACATGGTTTGGAATCGCAGTCTGTGGATTCGGTATTTCCTACCTCTGGACAATTAATGTACGCCGGGTAACAATCGGAACGAAAACGGAACAAGTTATTTACGCTACCGGTGCAATGTTGGGAGGACTGACTGGGGTGATGATGGCTAAATTAATTAAACACGAATAATCTCATCATCTTATGATTCAAAATGAATTGCCACCGATGGAGTGGCCGGCAATCACTATCCTTATTTTATTGGTCTTGGCAGTTGTCGCAACAATCTTTTACGTCCGGTCAGTCACCAGAACCGGGTTCAATGATCCACCTGCAGGTGAAGAAGAAGACAACTCAATCGGTGAAGCTCTGAACTGGCGAAATGAACAGGAATTTAAATAATACAATCAATCATTAACTAAGTTTTTAGTTCTAATTATAAAATCAATTATCAATGAGTAATTTAGGAATCAAAGTAAATCTTAAGAAGTTAAAAAACGTCGCAATCATCGACGTGAAGGGACGCGAAACCACCAAACGTGGAGTATTTATCCCGATTGATGACAATTCATTATTTATCAGTGAAAAGGGATACTATTTAAACCTGGTTGCCTTCGAGATGAAGGATCACAAATATGACGATACACACCTGGTAAAGTTGAGTCTTGAAAAAGAGGTGTATGATGCAATGACTGAGGAAGAGCGAAACGCTCAACCAATAATCGGTGGAGTACGCCCCATTGTTGCTGCTAAATTTCAGACGGAAGCAGCAGGAACCGTGGATGCATCTGCGGGTGACGGTACAGATGACTTACCTTTTTAATTGCTGAATTATGCACAGGTTATTCGTAAATGAATGTCACAAGGGCTTAAGATTTGGAGATCTGTTCGCCGGAGGAGGTGGTGTGACAACAGGAGCATTGGCCGTTGCTGATGTACAAGTTGTCTGGGCACTGAATCACTCAAAAGTTGCAATTGAATGTCATGCCAAAAACCATCCTGAGACAAAACATTACCAGGCTGACATCAGGACTCAGGATGTGTCGGAACTCGAAGAAGTTGATGTACTGTGGGCATCAACCGAATGTACGCAACACTCAAAGGCTAAAGGGAATAAAAATAAGGAGATTGGCAGTTACACCCTTGGTTGGGAAATCCCTCGCTATATCACTCATTGTAAACCAATGGTGATCCATATCGAGAATGTTCCGGAATTTCTGAAATGGGGACCAATTGACGAAAACGGTAAACCGATTAAAAGTCGCGAAGGAGAAGAGTTCAATAAATGGGTTGAAGCCATTAAAGGCCTCGGTTATCCTAATTACGAACACCGTTTCCTGAATGCTGCCGATTTTGGATGCCCAACACGACGCCTCCGGTATTTCGGAATCTTCACAGTTGAAGGAGTAGAAATTAAATGGCCGAAACAAACCCATCAGGAAAAAGGGTTGATTGGATTAAAAAAGTGGGTGGCCTGCCGCGGTTATCTGAATCTTGAGAATGAAGGTGTTTCAATATTCGGTCGTGAATTCAACATGCAACTTCGTAAGCAGCACAGAAAGCCGCTTTGTCCGAATACTTTGCGACGTATTGCCGGAGGGATCAAACGTTTTGCCCCCGAAATGTATATGCTCATGACTTACCATGGCAGTGGTCACAATTGCCACTCCATTGATCAGCCAATAGCTACAATCGGAACCGTAGAAGCAAAGGTGCTGATCTCGTTTGAGAAGATGCAATTCATAACCGATCATTGCCACACTGATAATTACAATCATCCAGACGAACCGCTTAATCCACAATTAACCCGGGAGACAAAGCAACTGGCAACCATTCAGTTTATCAGCAAACAGTACAACTCTAATGGTCATCCCGAAGCGAATAACCAGTCGATTGATCAGCCTATCGGAGCATTAACCACTGAGCCAAAAAATCAGGTAGTAAGTGCAGAAGCAAGTTTTATCAGCCATCATTATGGAGTTGGTTATAATCAGTCGCTTGATTCTACTCTTGGAGCAATAACCACAAAAGAGAAGATCCAGTTTATATCTGCTTACTTCAATGCCGGTGGAAAACCGGAGTCGCAGAACCAGTCTATTGAAAGGCCATTGAATACTATTCTTACCTCGCAAAACAAAAAGGCAATCGTTACGGCCGGTAGCGATCTGTTTGATTTTGATGTCAAAATGAGATTTCTGAACGCTCACAGCGAGCTGGGGCCAATCATGGGATTCCCTACTGACTATTTCGAAGGATATTCGGGAAAAGTCGCAACAAAGATGATTGGCAATGCGGTGCCAACTCAAATGGCGAGAGCGCTGATCGGCATGACATCAAAGAGTATTGAGCAATTTAAAGAGGAGTTAATCTATTTATAATTATGGACTTCCAAACACCACACGAAGTGGCCAGCTATATGTGTGGATTAATTCCATCTGCTGCAGTAACAGTTTTAGAACCTACACCAGGTGAAGGGAATATTCTTCAGTACCTCGAAGGGTACGAGGTAACAGCTCCGGATAATTACTTTGACTTAGAGACCAATCGTTTTGATTGCATTGTAATGAATCCGCCTTTTTCATCAAAATCAGCTTACGGAATACCGGATGATTTGGAACTTAAAGGAATGAGGTTTGGATATTTCCTGCTCTCTGAATGCATGAAACGGTCTGATCATATCATTGCATTAATGCCATGGTTCACAATTGTAGATTCGGATGTGAGACTCCGGTACCTGAAATCATTTGGCATCAAATCAATTACCTCATTACCGCGAAAAACATTCCAGTATGCAAGAATTCAAACCTGTGTACTCGAATTGGAGAAAGGCTATTCAGGAGAAACGAAATTTCATGTATTCGATTTATTACAAAATAAGAATTAGAACTATGAAACCAAAAACTGAAAAACAATTACAGGCACAGATTGATCAATTCAATGGAGCTTGCCCAGTCGGTAATACAGTTAATCTAAAACTGGATTCAGGCAAAGTAATCGAGGTTACGACAACAAATAAGGCTTCTATCCTTGACAGACACACTGCTGTAATTTGGGTCAAGGAATTCAAAGGATGCTATTTGCTTGACAGGGTTAAGATCAGAAAGCCCAAATTAACATACGCTTTAAAATAATCAACCAGTATTTATAATTTAAAAACAACAAAAAATCATGGCTTTAAAAATTGAAAAAGAAACAGCAAAAAAGCTTTATCCTAATGTACCAGAATGGTACCAAAAGGAAATGGTAGCAGAATTCGGGGAAGAATTCTTTAAAAAAGAAGGCTACGAAAGCATCAAAACCTTTGATGATGCTTGCAGGGCAATCGGTACAACGGAGCTGGAGTTCAATGAAAAGTTTTCCATCCTTGGACTTGACATTGATACCTTAAATTATGAAAAAATTAAGGTGGTGGCGAAAGCCATCAATAACTGCTGGGTTCCCGACTGGAGTAATAGGGATCAATACAAGTATTACCCATGGTTTGAGGTCTTGTCTTCCGGGTTCGGTTTTTCGGATTCGTATTACGGCTGCACGTTCGCGAGTACGGGTGTCGGTTCTCGCCTTTGCTTCGAATCCTCGGAGAAGGCAAAATATGCTGGCACTCAATTTATCGACTTATACAAACAATTCTTACTCTAATACTTTAATAATCATGACAACAAAAACTAAAAAAACAGCAAAAAACGACGCAAAGTTTGATTTCAGAGCTATCAAAACCTTTAAAGATGCCTGCATAAAATTGGCATTAGATCCTTCAAAACTTCCTGATGTATCAATGATCCCAGAAGAGTTTGGCAAATCTATTCTTGCCGCTTATAAGTTGATGATCATCTACAAGGCCATCAACAACGAATGGGTTCCCGACTGGAGTAATAGGGATCAATACAAGTATTACCCATGGTATGGGGTCTTGTCTTCCGGGTTCGGTTTTTCGTGTTCGGATTGCGACTGCACGTACGCGGGTACGTATGTCGGTTCTCGCCTTTGCACTGAGACATCAGAAAAGGCAATGTATGTAGCTGAACAATTTAAGGCTGAATATCAGGAGTATTTTCTTTACTCCAAATAAATAAAAACGGTTGTATGCTGTTAGTGCTGTCAGTCTTGTCTTCCAGGTTCAGTTTTTCGAATTCGAATTACAACTACACGAACACGAATACGAATGTCAGTTCTCACCTATGCGATATTTTCAGCATAAGCCCTGCCCACATGGCAAAAAACAACAATTTGAAATGAGCGTTGGTAGCTCAATTGCGAAAACGATCTTTTAAAGCAAAGGCAAAAGACATGAAAAGAATAGGAAATTTATATGAAAGGATCTGCAGCATTGAAAATATTCAATTGGCAGATTCATTGGCCAGAAAAGGAAAGTCAAAACAACCTGGAGTGATCGTTCACGATCAAAACCGTGATGGGAACATCCAACAGCTTCATGAAATGCTGACGAATAAAAACTACAAAACATCAGAGTACACGACGTTTACAATATGGGAGCCAAAAGAACGCTTGATATTCAGGCTGCCATACTTCCCTGATCGCATTACTCATCACGCGATCATGAACATCCTGGAGCCTGTTTTTATTTCAACTTTCACGGCGGATACATACTCTTGCATTAAAGGCAAAGGTATTCATGCAGCTGCTAACACTGTTAAGAAGGCATTGAAAGATACCTACGATACCCGTTACTGTCTGAAACTCGACATAAAGAAGTTTTATCCGAACGTCGATCATGACATTTTAAAACAACTTTTGAGACGGAAAATTAAAGACAATGATTTACTGGATCTGCTCGATGGGATTATCGATAGTGCTGCCGGTCTTCCAATCGGCAATTATCTCAGCCAGTACTTTGCCAATTTCTACCTGACTTATTTCGATCATTGGATGAAAGAAGTAAAGGGAGTAAAATACTATTTCAGGTACGCGGATGATCTTGTGATTCTATCCGATAATAAACCATCTCTACATCAGTTACTTTCTGAAATCAAGTTGTACATGACTGATAATTTAAAACTTACCATAAAGAATAACTATCAGCTTTTTCCGGTTGATGCCAGGGGAATTGATTTTGTGGGTTATGTTTTCCGACATACACATACGCTACTCAGGAAAAGCATCAAGCAAAGTTTTGCCCGGATGCTGGCTAAAAATAAAAACGATCAATCCACCGCCAGTTACAAAGGATGGGCATCACATTGTAACAGCAAGCACTTATTAAACAAATTATTGCATGAAAAACTTTAGTCAATTCAATATAAAGCCTAAGACAAAAGGTTTTGAAGGCGACAAAATAAAAATGTCGAAAATACTGAATCGTGAAATTGTAGTGCATCACTTCAAGATTGAAGATTCAAAGGTTTTCAAGAACAAGGGATCAGGGAAATGCCTTCACCTGCAAATATCAGTTAACAGTGAGAAGCATATCATTTTTACTTCTTCCAGCTTTCTGATTGAAGCAATACAGCAGGTTCCTGAAAATGGATTTCCGTTCACTACAGTTATTGTAGAAGAAAATGAAAGATATCTATTCACATAAAAAAACACTTAAAATCAAACTTATCATGTTTCACATTATTTCATTGACACACACCAACAAAGGTGACAAGTTTATCACACTTTGGAGACCTAACAACGCCGGGTATTGCTACTCTAAAGAGATGGCCGGAAAGTATGAAACTCCCGAACCGGGTTATCATGATTCAGATTCCAACATGCCAATTTCCGAAGAGGAAGCTGATAAACTATTCATGCAACTCCCATACGATGGTGAATTAAAAACCATGATCCCAAATTGTATTCGCGTGTGGGATGCTCTTGACGTTAAAATGACAAAGCACGGATTACAGAAATTACCAGTTAAAATTTAAATAATCAAACTCATTATGAAAAACATTGAAGCACTTGAAAGAATTGATCAGGCCAATGGAGCCAAAATTGAAAAACTGATTTGGATTGCAGGATCGTTCGAAGGCAGTGAACTCACTGACCTTCTAAGCGAATTGGATGATGATCAATGGAAAAAACTATTTCCGGAAATTTTTCAAAATAAATACTTCGAAGAAACCAGAGATGATATAGAATGGGTCAAAGGATTATTGGTAGACTTTAAAAAATTGGGTCTAATCGCTGAAGTTAATATTCCTACATGTGATTGTTTCTCCTATACAAATGGAAAACCAACCAGCTGGTCTTCACATCCTGGTATTTGCAGAATTGAATATATCTATGCTGAAACACTCGAAGATCTAATGTCTGAAGTTGAAAAGGTTGCAGAGAAGCTTTTCAAGGAATATGTCAGAGCAGACAAGAAAAAACTAAAAAAGAAGATTCAGTAATCATGAAAATATCAGAAGCTCTCGAAATTGTCGGTAATCTGGCAGACTGGCACCTGAACGCTATGGGGATTAACCCTAAAACGCTGAAGAAAATTGATTATTCGCTTGATCAAATGATTAAAGCGAATAAGATTGTCGAGAAGTACGACAAACGACAAATGGTGAAACCCGGACGGAGAACCATGCATGTAACATTAGATGACCGGTTAATTGCCGCTCAATATGTTGCAATGAATTTTACAGCAGATTACTGCAACCAGGCTGAACCAAAGTCCGGCGTTAACGGCAAACTTGTATTTGTCCTTTGTTCAACTGAGTGATCAGCCTTTATTCCAAAATTCTTTAATACTTAAAAACCATGCCATCATTAAGCTTTCAAAAACAATTTGTCCCGGGTATCCTTGCGATGCTTGATAAGGACTATGCTACCCGGCTTAAAATTAAGCCTAAGACTACGACCATCCGGGCAACCCGAAAGAGACCTTTCAAAAAAGGTGATAAGCTATTCCTGTTCTCCGGACTCCGGACAACGAGTTGCAAGAGATTGGGTACAGTTATCTGCCTAAAGGTTGAAGATATTGAGATATCGGAATTTAACGGTAACCACATTCTCAAACCCGCGATCATGTTCAAACTCGATGGATCAACTCTTTCAAGGAGCCAAATACAAAACATTGCATCGGGTGACGGATTTGAGAAGTGGGAAGATATGATTACCTGGTTTCGGAAAAACCATGGCCTACCATTCACTGGCCAGCGGATCCACATGGATAATACTTACGATCGCAAGTATTACCTGCACAAAAAAACAAAAGATCTGAACCTAAAGGTCAGGTTGACAAAACTTGAAAAGACGATCGAGATTACTTCCGATCAGGTCGAAACAGTCCGCAAGAGCAAGCACATCACCGAACTTGCCCGAAAGCATCAGTATGGAGTACAAATCATTAATCCTTTATTCAAATGAAACTAATTATTTATCACGGCAAACAAGGCACAGGAAAAACTAATCAATTGTTATCTGCAGCAGATACAATACTTCATCCGGGTTTGGAAACGCAAATGATTGTAAGGGAAAGGCTTATTGTAATATCTCATCAATTAAAGTATCGCTTTATCGATGAATTTAATTTTGAAAATGATTTAAACCTTATCGATCCTTCTGAATGTGATACCCTAAATATCTCCACTCAAAATCTTCCGGAAAATTACATTGAGATTTTGCATAATAGATTTGGATCAGCAGTTGAGATTTTCAGGGTAAGAGAAACCATGTTTCCAATTTGCAACTACTTATCAGAATTTCATGGAAAAATAGTTGCAGACGACCTGGCTGGACGCAGGACAGTTTTCCAATCAAGAGATGAGGCGATCATGATATTATCGTCAAGGATTACTCCTATTGAAGTTGGAAAAACTATCGAAAAGACAATTACCGTAAATCTCGTCGCATTCAGTTCAGCTGTAGTCTTAATGATTTGTCACCGGTTCTATTACGCAAATAAAAATAACCGGCTAAGTACTGCCTGGTGTTTGGCAGGAGCCAAGCTATTCGGAACCGAGCATGAAGATGAAATAAAAAAGGCGGAAAAATACATTACTGCAAAAGGTAAAAAAAGCAAGCGGGTATATGTATCGATAGTAAATTTATAAATCCTATATCCAAATGAACGATACTGCCACAGCAACAGAACAGGAAATCATCACCATCCCCCAGGGAAGGAACCGATCACCTTACTTTCATATTATTCAGCCGTGCCCCGGAATTGAATTCAAGATTGGCCAGCCAATACGCTGCAAGAATCCAAAAACACACCAGATCACGACAGGTGTTGTGACAGAACATTACTGGACAATCGCATGGACTGAAATGCCGCTTTGGGCAAGGGTGAAATTACTTGAGATTTATGGTGTAGAGCCCGGGTTACTTCGGACTGCCTTACTTGCATCGGATCCCGGCTTTAAAGATGACTGGGCCAGACTAATACTAATCCGCGAAACTATTTGAAACTATGACCATTAAAGAAGCAATAGACAAACTAAAGGAGAACATCGTTGAAGTGGTGAGTCACTACGTTGAATTGAAACAACATGGCCGAACACACGAAGGTTGCTGTCCTTTTCACAACGAGAAAACGGCATCATTCAAGGTGTCGGAGGCAAAGGGCATCTTCAAATGTTTTGGTTGTCAAAAAGGTGGAGATGCAATTTCCTTTATTATGGAACATGACAAGGTTGAGTTTATGGATGCTGTGAAAATTGGTGCCCGAAAACTAAACCTACAGGTTGATTGGAACGAGGATAAGAAGGATTTTAACGTGGCAGAATACCAGCACAAAGAATCACTCCGGATCCTTTGTGGTAAGGTGGCTACTTATTATCAGCAATGCCTGCGCGAAAGCAAAACAGCATCCGATTATATCACAAGCCGTAATTTCAAGATTGATGAAATTGCGGAAGAGGATCTGCTGATGATCGGGTATGCTCCATCCGGAAATATACTGCTTGAGTGGGCGAAGATAAATAACATCAACATTTCGCTGCTGAAGGAAGCTGGACTGATTGCCAGAAATGAAGACCGTCAGCAGGATTACGATTTCTTCCGCGACCGCATCATGTTTCCAATCTGTGAAAAGACCGGCAAAGTAATTGGGTTTACCGGCCGTGATCTCACCGGCAAAAAAGGGATCGCAAAATACATGAACTCGCTTGATACGGAGATATTCCGCAAAGGAAATGAACTGTATGCACTGAACGTGGCCAGGCAACAGATCAGGGTTGAAAATCGGGTGTATATGGTGGAGGGCAATTTCGATGTAAAGCGATTGCACTCAATTAGTGTATTGAATGCAATCGCACCATGCGGAACTGCACTCACCGTCGATCAGATCAGGTTATTAAAAGGCTATACCAAAAACGTGACCATCATCTACGACGGTGACGAAGCCGGACGTAAGGCCATCGACCGCAATGGGGAATTGCTCGTGAAGGAGCAATGCAATGTGATGGTGATGGAAATCACCAAAGGCGAAGATCCTGACACCTTGTTTACTTCGCTCGAAAAGTTCGACGAATTCAAAGAAAAAGCCCAGACCGATTACATTGTTTACAAAACAACAAATGGTGTCGATAAGTGCAAGAACCCCGCCTTTAAGTCTGAGTTTATGAAGGAGGTTGCCGGGCTCATCATGCGTTATGATGAACCATCGACGCACGAGGTTTACCTTGATTTCGTCTCCAAAATTATCAAGCCTAAAAAAGCCTGGCAGGACTACCTTAATAATATTTCTGCAGAGAAAACACCGGTCGAGAAAAAAAGATTCATCCCTGACGGACTGGATTTGGCTGATGTTGACGAACAGGGTTTTTACGTGCAGAAAAACTGTTATTTTTTTAAGACCAAGGACGGGTTTATTCAGCGCAGTAACTTTTCATTATCGCCCATCTTCCATATCGAAAGCACAATTAACGCCAAACGGTTGTACGAAGTGACCAATACCACCGGGATGACACGCGTTGTGGAGATTCCTCAAAAGGATATGATCAGTTTGTCGGCATTTAAACTACATGTTGAGAGTCTTCCAAAGTGCTGGTTCGATGGATCCGAGACTGACCTTAACCGATTGAAACGTTGCTTATTTGAGAAAACGGAATCCTGTAAGGAGATTACACAGCTTGGCTGGCAGAAAGAAGGTTTTTGGGCATGGGGAAACGGGATATTCAATGGTGATTTCATTAAGGTTGATTCGTACGGGATTGTACAACACAACAAACGCAATTACTATATCCCTGCCTTTTCAAGCATCTATAAAAACGAGGAAAACCTGTACCAGTTTGAGCGCAAATTCATTCATACCGAAGGCAATGTCACGTTGAAGGAGTATGCTACAAAGTTTGTGAAAGTTTTTGGCGATAATGCCAAAATCGCGCTGTGCTTCTATTTTGCAGCTATCTTCCGGGATATCATTGTGAAGAAATACGGAAATTTTCCAATTCTGAACATGTTTGGTCCAAAGGGAGCGGGTAAAACAGCGTGTGCCGAAAGCCTTGTGCAGTTTTTTGGACGTTTATCCAAAGCGCCTAACGTTCACAACACGAGTAAGGCTGCTCTGGGAGATCACGTGGCCAGCGCATGTAATGCCATTGCCCACATTGACGAATACCGCAACGACATTGAGATGGAGAAACGCGAGTTTCTGAAGGGAATGTGGGATGGTGTTGGCCGTACCCGGATGAACATGGATAAGGACAAAAAGAAAGAAACCACTTCGGTTGATCAGGCGGTTACTCTTACCGGTCAGCAGATGGCCACTGCCGACATTGCATTGTTTTCGAGGTTTATCTTCCTGTCGTTTACACAGACTGAATTTACAGAAGCTGAGATCATCGAATTCGATAAACTCAAAGAAATTGAGAAACTCGGGTTAACACATATCACACATCAGATCCTCCGGTTAAGAGGCATATTTCAGGATACATTCTTTACGAACGTAAAAGAGGTAACCGAGAAAATGCGCGAACTGATGGGCAGTGAAATCGTTGAGACGAGAATATTCAACAACTGGTTGTTTCCTTTGTCTGCATATGTCACGCTGAACATACATCTCGAATTGCCATGGGATGTGCACGAAACCATTAAGCTGGCCGTTCGCCTTATGATTGCGCAGAACAAGGAAACCAAAAAGAATGATGACCTGGGTAACTTCTGGAAGGTGGTACAGGTACTGATCAGCTCGAACATGCTGTTTGATGAGGGTGATTACAAGGTGGTGTGCAAAGACAAGCTCATACGAACTTACTTCGAAAACGGAGTATGGGGTAAGGAACCGGTAGAACTATCCGGAACAACAGAATTACTTTACCTGACCACGAGCAGGGTATTCTCTTTGTATAAGACACAATGTATTCGTGAAGGCGATAAGCCATTGCCTGAATCGACGATCGCGTATTATCTCAAGAACTCCCCGGCATTTATCTGCGAGACGAAGAAGGAAAGTTTTAAAAAGATAGATCCAAAGACAGGTCAGCAGGAGGAAAACTGGGAAACGAAGGAGAAGAAGCGCACAAGTACCACAGCATTGGTATTTCATGCAGCCAAGACAGGACTCTCATTCAGCACGAGCATTCCTGCCGGAGGTGTAATAAATGCCAATGCCGAAGGTGTATTGAATTTCCCGATGAACGGCGTGAAAGAAGATTTACCTTTTTGATTTTTTCGAAACCCCCCGCACCCCCCGATAAAAAAATCAGGTAAAAGGAAAGTTTTGGAAATTGAGAAAAAACTATTAAAAAATTGCTCAGTGGCAACATTTACTTACTTCGCTTACTTCGCTACTTTTTTAATAATAATATAATACTTAAAATAATGATATATAATAAAATAAACATCAAAAACAGCGAAGTAAGGCCTTACTTTTTCCGACTTCGCTTACTTCGCCTTACTTCGATTTTGAAATTTTACAACAAATGATATTTACTTACTTCGCTTTTTTTAGCCTGTATTAAAATAACAGTCAATTAATTAACCCGAGCGAAGTAAGCGAAGTAAGAAAAGTAAGCAAAATACGTCCCCAGCCTAAAAAAATATTTTTTTTTGCGAAAAAGGGGCAAAAATCGACAAAAACCCAAATTATTAATATTAAAAAACATGGAAAAACAAATTATTGAACAAAAAGTAATGACGATTGAGAGATTGAAAGAATTGCGATCGGAAATGATCAAAGATCTAAATCCGGAACGCGAAATTTTTGAAAAGGCCCGGCAAAAGTGGGATAACTATTGTTCCATTTTTGAGAAGAAATTTTTGATTCAACTGAATCTATATTTTGATCAAATATTGACCGATAAGAATGGTGAAACGGTCAGAATTGGTGATGTATTAAGATGTGGAAAGTTGCTGTACAAGGTAGTGGACCGTAGTCTTCAGATTATATTTGGTGAGATACTTAACAATCCAAGAGTTTTGGTTGTCAAAATAAGTAAAGAAGGAACCATTAATCCAAATGCCCGAAAGATGGATATTTTCAAAAGCGAATTAGTTGATTATGAAATTGTACAATCATGACTACAATAAGTCTATGTCGCCCGGTCCCTGCCCTGCCGGAAGCAATCACCAGGGATCTCCTGATTGTGCAGATGCTAACCCTTGAGCAGCACTTAAGATCAACACACCCGATTTTTGAAGAGGATCTATATATGGGACTTCTTGATAAGCTGGCAGTAATTTATTACCAGGTCAACCATTTTCCTGTTGGCAGGAGAATGGAAATTGAAAGCAGTATCCAGCCAGAGTGGGTAGCACCCGAAAGGAAGTATCAAAGAATAATTATTAATCAATTATAAATCAAGAAAATGAAAACTTTAGAAACATCAGCCTATTTAGAGTACGAACAAGACAGGAAACAACCTGTAAAGTATCAGACACCAACCGATTGTTACATTGATTGGTACAAAAAAGGAGCTAAAGAAGCCCAGCGTTGGATCCCAACAATTGAAGAATTGCCCGAACATAGATTAGTTGTTTTAGCCCATGTTCCAATAATAGACTATCCCTTTATTTTTTGTTATGATCAAATTAAAAGTAAGTGGTTTCAATTATATGATGGTGAATTTTATGAATCAGAAATAACACCAACTAACTGGAGACCAATAGAACGATCTTAAAAAACTAAAAAAGCATGAAAGCAATCATTGATTTTGCAACCTGGTACTCAGGAATGGAAAGAGCCAAAGTTGAAAAGGCATATCAACGCTACCTGCGTGAAACAAAAGTGGACAACAAAAGCTCCAGCTTGGATTTTTGCGAATGCGATCCACCTGGCAAAAGTAAATTTTTGGATTTTTGTTTTGAATGCGGTAAAAGGTTTAAAGATGAATAATATAAAACTTAATGTAGCGGTTGAAATCAGGTGGGAGAACCGCTACTCCTCCACAATGGAGGACGATAAACAGGGCCGATGGGCCAGGGTTGCATATGCCGGCAGATTTAACGGTTTTGGTTTTTACCGGAAGAAAGTAAGTTGCTGGGACATAGCTTGGGTAAAGAAATGTCAGGATAAATTCACTGTTCATACCCACTTCCCAACTATAACGGTTGGAGTCTTCGATACCGTGGAGCAGGCAAAAGCAGCTGTTGAAAAGGATTTCAGGTGGTTTATTGAAATGTGTATAAATAACTAATAATCAATTAATAATTAAAAAATGGTACAACAACCGAATGTAGATAATACTGGATTGCCACCAAAACCAACGATGACACGCGAAGATCGCGATAGAAAACAATTTGAAGTTGCCAGATATTGGGCCGACGATGAATTGTCGAACCAACGGGTATACATTGCCGAAAACAATTTTTTTGAGAAAACAAATCACGCAGACTTATTGGATGCAAGATGTTTATATAAAATGATTCTCAAAGAAATTGAGGAACACAATTCTAAAGTCAAAACCAAGCAAACGCTTCGCCAGAACTTAAGGTATTCATCGAAATGGAAATCGAGTAAGGTTTTTTCGGGTATGTCAATTCCAATTAAGCAAATTGACAAATTGATAAATGATAACCCGGATAAAAACTCATATGAATTATATAGAATGCTTAAAGGGTGGTAACAAAGGATTAAATAATTAATTAGAAATCAAATAATTAACCATATGCATTTAGAAAAACAAGTCTGTACCCTGGAGCAGGCTAAGAAGTTGAAAGAGTTGGGAGTAAAACAGGAATCCTTGTTTTATCACACGAACTCCGAAAAATGGGGTGTAATGCCCAAAAGCAGTATTGATTTTACAGGAGATCCGTGGGCTGCTTTTACTGTTGCTGAATTGGTTCAAATGAATCATAACTGTTTCAATATTGATTACTCCGAAAAGATCATGAATTGTTATTATTCACAAACATCGGTAGACGAAAATTATAGTGCACAATTCACTTATTATCCAACATTCGCGGAAGCATGTGCAGCAAAACTGATCAATGCATTGGAAAGAGGATGGATATCGGCTGAAGAAGTTAATGCCAGGCTGATGGCTTGACGGATTAGTAGTATTTAATTAATCACCAAATAATTAATCAAATGAAAAGAATCGAATTTAAAAAATTATCAAAGGATATTATTGCCGAAGGGATTACAATTGAACTGCTTGAAAAAGTACAAGACTCCGGTAAGTTTTCCCCTGCAATGTTTCAGCCAGGAGACGATCCGGTAACTTTAATTAAAGCAAACGACCAATTCTTTTGGGTGCAATTACCTGACGGGTCATTTCTAAAGGACAAAAGGAATCTAATGACCTTTGATGTTAAATCCTGTATTATCGCACGTGCAAGATACTGGACGCTGTTTTCTGATGTCGAAACATCAATGGATAATGCTCGAAAAGCAGCAGCAAAAGAAAAGGAAATCAACGAAGAAGTTAAGAGGATTACAGCTGATGTAAAAAAAGAAGCGGAGGAGGTTATTAAAAAATACCGCAAAATTGAATCAATGGCAGGAGTCAGTAAACCTGACGTTTTCTATTCGATACTAAAGGATCTGAACCCTGCAATGTTTGAATTCAAGGAAAAGAACGCAATCCAATTCATTACCGACAATCCAACATTTAAAGGTTACGTTGAATCGCTTGAAACAAGACTAAAATCAGAAGATTACGACAGTTTGTATATGAGTCTTAAGACCGATGGTCTACCGCTTTTAGCTTCTTTATCAAATGATAATTTAGGTATATTGAAACAATTCTTCGCACCTGAAAAAATTGGATCGACAATTGAATTGATTAAAGGGCAGAGCCATATTAAAAACGTTGCGATGTTCAATGTGAACCAACGATACTTGTAAAAATGTTTAGTAATCAATAAAAATCACATTAATATGAATAGAACAGAGCAATTATTAGTGATACTCTCCGAAGAATGTGCAGAAGTATCGAAGGAAGTAAGTAAAGCTTTAAGGTTCGGTTTAAACGACCGTGAACTCAATTCAATTTATTCCAACAGAGAAAAGATAGCAAATGAGTTTAATGACTTATTCGCTGTTATGTTAATGCTGAAAGAAGATGGGATATTTACAGATGGTGAGTTGCTTGCCTCAAATAGCATTGAAAGTAAAAAGGTTAAAGTCGAAAAGTGGCTTAAATATTCCAAAAAGGTTGGAACGCTGTCATAAACTGACGGCCAACATACAAATAGCCGCATTCCTCCCAGTTTTGCGGCTATTTCTTTGTTGTATAAATAAAATACTGTATATTTGAATGTTCCTGCCAGCCGTGGGGTATCATTAACTCAAATGAACCCTAAATTCCTATGAAATTTAATGTAACAGTTCCCTGCAAACCCTATGTAAAACGCTTCCTTGAAAATAATTACGGCAATCCGGTTGATTTCCGTAATCATCCAAGGGAGAATGAGATGTTTAACCGCATGCTCAAAAAGCCTTGTTACGACGAGGAAAACAAATACAAAAACGAACTCTGCCTGCACACCCATTCAGTTGAGATTGTGATATCGGAGCGCAACTTTTACCGCCATGGATGGGAGTTATCGAAAACCGATATCGTTTCGTTTGGAAAGTATTTCGAGAAGAATGCCAAAATGCTTATGCGTACGGTGATCAGTACCTATATTAGTTTTGGAACCCCAACCAATGTTGCGATCGTAAAGTTTCAAACCCGGTTCCAGATGGAAGAGGAGTACTGGCCATTCGATAGTATCTCTCGCGATTTCTTCCGGTACAAGACAAATAATGAAATCGACTTTAATCAGTTTGCTTTTTGCCATCTCGAACGATTGATCCTGGTAAACATGTCGAACGCCGGAGCGATAACCGCTCACGCGGTGAAAACCCATGAAAAAAGAATGGTGGCATCTCTTTAAAAAATTCACTAAAATCAATTAAATACATGCGGAATCTGTCAGTGATCACTGACAGATTCTCTAAACAAAAAAACCATGAAGACAATCAACAAACAGACCGAGAATATGGGGGGAGTTCTCCGGTTGTGGGCAGTACTCCCTTCTGATATCAGTGTATCCGGAAAGCAGGTAACCATCGCCTCCGACGCCAACGTTGTGGACATTTACACCAGGGAGGACTCTGCCAGCTTTTCGGAAGATCTCGCGAAGTCATTTGCCGGTAATGCTTATAAGGTTGAGATATCGGCGATAGTTCCGTGCGATACTGCCGACACCTTGAAGCAAATATCCGATATGGAGCGACGGTGTAAGTACCTGGTGATTTATCAGGATGGTAATGGGAGTTATAAACTGGCTGGCACAACCAAGGTACCGCTTCGCTTTTCAGCCAAAGCCACAACTGGTGGTTCAGCATCGGGACTCAATCATTATGCGATCACATTTGCCGGGCTTCAACGTACAAGGGCCATCTTTATCGATAACCCATTTACGTAAACCCCTTAAAAACTAAGTATTTTCTGCTTGAATAGGCGGTACATGTCCTTTGTACCGCCTTTTTTGTGACTTACTCTTGCTGAAAATAGGCAAGAAAAATGAATTACGAATTTATAAAAGATGTAATTGGATCTCCCTGGCAGATCGAACCTCAGACGCTCAACAGGCTTTATCCTGTTTTCCGTGGAATGTTCAGTGGTCTCCAGATTGATAAAGGAAGCGAACCTTCCAATCATTTGCCTTACGTTTTATCAGCAGCAACCCGCGATATCGTAATGGGTTATTATGCCGATGATCAGCCAGAACTGCAAGAGACGGAAAAGCCAAAAGTAAAAGTGGTAAACGTTTTGCCTGTTCGTTCTGTATTGACAAAGCACGATCAGACATGTGGTCCGGTCGGTACCCGCACATTGGCACACCGGTTACTCGAAGCCGATGAAGATGAAAATGTAATCGGTCATATTCTTTTGGTTGAATCGGGCGGTGGACAGGCTACAGCTGTTCCCGAATTAACTGATGCTATTCTAAAATGCACGAAACCTGTTGTTGCGTGGATTGATGGGATGGCTGCTTCGGCTGCTTATTACGTTGCCTGCTATGCCAAAGAAATTATTTCGGGCAGGGAAATGGATATGATCGGATGCATCGGAACGATGACCCAGTTTGAAGGTCGTAAAGCAAAATCACCTGAAAACAGTTTTGGAGAGATATCGGTCACCATTTATGCCGATGGCAGTGAAGAAAAAAATGAGGATTACGAAAAAGCGATCAATGAGTTTGACTTCACTTTGATGAAAGAACGGATGCTTAATCCGTTTAACGACAAATTCAAAGCCGATGTGTTGGCCAACCGTCCAATCGTATTAGAGGAACAATTGAAAGGCAGGACTTACTTTGCCAGGGATGTTGTTGGCTCACTCGTTGATTCAATTGGCCCTCTTAATTCAGCCGTTGACCGCGTACTTGAACTTGCAAATTTTCAAACCGCTCCCGAAACCGGTAGCACTCAACAAATAATAAATTCTAAAAGAGAGATGAAACAATTCGCACATTTAAACACTGTGCTGAACATTCCATCCCTTGAAGCTACAGAAGAAGGTGCTTTTCTGAACGAAGAGCAGCTGCAATCGGTAGAAGAAAGGCTTGAATTGAATCAGCAACTCGTTACTGAGCGCGATGGCGCAGTTAGTGAACGAGACACAGCTACCACTACGCTGGGAACAGCTCAGGCAACTATTGCCGCAGCTTACGATCCGTTCAACGCGATCGATCCGGCTATCGCATCGGCAGAAACGCCCGAATTAAAGGCCGCCGCAGTTCGCACATTGCTTGCTGCACGCCCTGCTACCGCTCCTATTGGAAATCTTGGAACCCAGGATGAAATTGTAACAGACCCAGAAGTTGATTGGGAAGCCATCAACAATCTGCCGCACAACAAACTTGTTGACGCAAACTCTTAATTATTTTCTATAGCTATGATTACTACTTCTGCAATCGTTCAAGAGTACGGCGCATTTTACGCTGATGCAGGACAGAACAAAAAAAGGATTCTGTCTTTACTCTCCCAGGGCCGCGAAATTACAACTCTCGCAACCCCTATTAAAACGGATGACACGATTTTCCGTTTGGCTAATGCAAGCTTTCGCTCATTGGTGCAGCCCTTCCAAAAAACATTTACCCAAAAAGGTGGTGTTGACATCGTTCCTAACGAGATCCGGGTATTCCGTTTCAAGATTGACGATGAGTTTATGCCCGACGAATTGTATGGTACCTGGTTAGGTTTCCTTGCAAAAGGTGGATTGGATCGTAAAGACTGGCCATTTGTAAAATGGTTGATCGAAGTGTATTACAATGCCCAGATCGATCAGGACATGGAACTGAACGAATATTACAAGGGTGTTTATGCTGCTCCCGTTGCCGGTACTGCCGGTGTCAATGGAACCGGAATGGACGGTTTGAAAAAACTGCTTCAGACAGGTGTTGATGCAGGTACAATTAACTCTGTAGTTATTGGTGCTTTGAATGCAGCCACGATTTTCGACCAGGTTGAAGCCTTCACCGATAAAATCGCTGAAGTGTACCAAGGCATTCAGATGGATGTTTGCATGAGTAAGCTTTGGGCTAAGAAATACCTTCAGGACAAACGTTCACAAGGTTTCTATCAGAACAAGTCTGACAAGGAAATCAATACGGGTATTGATTTCACACCACAGAATGTAAAAGGTTTGGCCTGTATGGTTGGAACTGACGACATTTTCTGCACTCCGTCAGAAAACTTCCTGCATCTCTCTCCAATTACCATGAGCAAAAACAGCTGGAAAATTGAAGAAGCCAAACGTGCAGTAGCCGTTATGGGCGACTGGGCTGAAGGTTTAGGATTTGGTATCAACCAGGCTGTTTGGACAAACATCCGTCCTACAGGATCTATCTAAAAAATAATCTTCCCGTCCGTCAAACGACGGACGGGAAGTATTTATAAAAATTTAAATAAATATCTGATATGATAGATTTTACCAATATTGACAAGAATCTTCCCAACGGGGAGAATATGGGCGGGATCACTCAAAAAGTTTATTTTGGGTATCATGCCGATGTGGCCACTTTCCCAACCAAACCGGTTGCACCGCTGACGATTGAAACATCAGCCGTACTTACAGGCGAACTGGCGATGAAAGCCGGGAAACGCATGTGGGAAATGTACCTGACCGACGATACGGGCGAATTCAAGATTGAACCGGTTGGTGAAGTTGATGGAAAATCATTCGTCGAACACCTTACGCTGTTTCACCCTGGACTGCAAAAGAGGATCATCGGATTTATCAACGCAGCCAAGAACGAGAACCTTGTCTTCGTTGTTGAAGACAGCAACGGAAATAAGTTTATCATGGGTGATAAACTTCGTCCCGCAATATTCGCTGGCGCTCCCGATGGTTTTGGTACCGGCAAAGGTACGGCAGCACGCGCTGGTCTCTCGCTTGAGTTTACCTACAAAACATCGAACGTCTACCAGTACACGGGTAATGTTCCGTTGACTGAAGCAAGCGTATAAAACTACTCTTATGTGGAAATTGTATTTCAGATTCATAAAGCTAATGCCAGGCAGGGTGATCACTTCACTATTTGGCGATATTGATTTCAGCAGCGATAACATCAACATCGAGACCATTAAAAAGCTTTATGAAACCGATTTTCCTTATCTGGAAATTACGGAATTAGGCAAAAAGGAACTGTATGGCATTGATCCGGTAACGGAAACTACAACAGTCGCCGAAAAACCCAAAGCCGTAAGAAAACAAAAGGCACCTCGCAGCATTTCTTAATACTTTTTTTCTTTCAACAAAAAACCCGGTCAATCGATCGGGTTTTTCTATTCTCCCCTTCTCTCCGTCAATAATCTGTCCTTTCTACCCGTTTTTCTACCCGTTATTTTTATGATCAAAATAAATAACGATGGTTTGGTTCTTCACCCCTTACGCTTTTAACAGAAAACTTTTCGATGCATGGGATCAATACATGAGCATTGTGCAAAATCCACAGGACTGGGTTTGCATGATGGATGGTGATGTTGCTTTCTTCCGGAACGACTTTGGACATCACATTGAGAAGTATACAGAAAAATATCCCGACGTTTCAATCTTCTCGTGTTATGCAAGCCGGAGCGGCACCGCGTGGATGATGCCAGCCATTAACCAGTTTGACAGTAAAAATATAATTGTGCACAGGGAGATAGCCGAAATTCACGCCACAACACAAACGCTCGACCTTGAAATCATCAACCGGCGCGTGACCGGTCACCTGATGGTGATGCAGAAAGCAACCTGGTTAAAGTTCCGCGATAATATACAGGCAGCTTCAGCAGGTCGCGATCTGTATGGCATCGATACCATCATCTGCACACAAATATTGAATGGCGGAGGAACAATTGCAATGATGAAAGGACTTTATGTTTTTCACTATTACAGGCACCTTGAAGGCAGAAATAATAAAAGTCACCTGGTATGATCGACAACAAAAAGATTTGCCTGATAACGCCTGACCGGAATGACCGGCCAGAGTTTCTGAAGCATTGCATCTGGCAGATGGAACGGCAAACTCTTCGGGCAGGCGCACATTTTATTATTTCCGATCCGGCCATCGAAGGTGTGGTGGATATCGTTCCACGCATTAAAAAAGGAATTGCACTGGCCAAGGAAATGGGATTCGAATATTGCTTCATTATTGAAAATGACGATTACTACCCCGATGATTATATTGAGAAGATGAGCAGCCATTTTGATGGAGGTGCCGGGATTGTCGGAATAGCCGATACGACTATTTACAGTCTTCAGTATAATAATTACAGAATGAGCCAGCATCCGGGGCGTTCGTCGCTGTTTTGCACAGCTTTCGAAAGCAGCGAACTGGATAATTACACTTGGCCAGATGATACCCTCTTATACTTCGACATGCATCTCTGGAAGCATCAGTGTAAAAAAGAATTTGCAACCCTTCAACACCCACCAATCGGCATAAAGCATGGTCAGGGTTTCTGTCCGGGTAATTTTCATAATGGCATTTCGAATGGAGCACCGATGAAAAGATTTGTTGACGATAGCAACCAGGAGTGGCTGAGAAGCCGCGTAAGAAAAGAGAGTTTTGAATTCTATCAGAAATTTCAACCTTAACGTGCAGTGGTATGCACATAAATATTTAGCGAAATGAGTACAAAAGTAAAATGCAGATGCATCTCCAAAAAAGAGGGCCAGAATTGGGATCCAAAAAATCCAATCAGCACCGCTATTGAGTTGGCGGTTCCTTACGACCAGAATTCAATCTATTATCAGATGTCAGGTGGCACGGGATTAGTTTTAAACACCGTCAATAAGGCGGCTGCCGATATGTTTAAAATTGGTTCTGATTATGATATTGTAATCAGTCCGTCTGAGGCTGAGTAGTTTATTATTAACTATTTAAATTTTAAAATTATGAATTTCGGGAAAGCAATTGAAGCAGTTAAAGAAGGCAAGCTAGCTGCTCGTGAAGGATGGAACGGTAAAGGAATGTTTGTATTCATGCGTCCTGCAGATGAATTACAAATTGATTTTGTCGTCAACAAAGTGAAGTCATTGCCACAAAGTGTAAAAGACTATTATCGACAAGACACCGTTGATGAAAATGGTAATTCATTTCCAATAGAAGAAAACGATGTGGTTAAGTTTACAGCATACCTCTGTATGAAAGCCGCAGACGGAACTATAGTGAATGGCTGGCTTGCGTCACAAACGGATATGCTGGCAGAAGATTGGGAAGTTAAAATATAGCAATCAGAGCCTATTGGGTATGCCTTGGGTAAGTGTTTAGATAAAGTTGGACACTCGCAAACTCAGAGTAACAACGCTGTTTGAAACTGAAATCAACTTCTACTACGGCTCAATAAGATCAAAAATGGAGTTGTCCATTTTTAACCAACTAAAAACCATCATGCACAAAGAAGTCAAAATATTTTGCGAAAGCGTAAAGATCCGGTTCCCTGAGTACTTCATTAATAAAAGGGTTCTCGATTGCGGAAGCCTCGATATTAACGGAAACAACAGGTACCTGTTCGACCGCTGCATTTATACAGGTATCGATATTGCAATCGGAAAAAATGTTGATGTAGTAACCCCAGTTCACCTGTTCGAACCCTTCTGGAACTATGATGTTGTGATCAGTTCCGAAATGCTCGAGCACGACTGCCATTATGTGGAAACACTTCAAAAAATGTTTGATCTGACCAAACAAGGAGGACTGCTGATGTTTACTGCTGCAGGAACCAACCGCCCGGAGCATGGCACAACGGACCATCATTCGGGTGACAGTCCAATGACACAAAATTACTACTGCAACATAACCGTTGAAATGCTTCTCCAGGCGCTTACGCTATCTGAGTTTTCGTGGTTCGAAATTTCCTATATCAATACTGACATCCGGTTTACCGGAATAAAACGATAAGGTTATGACTGACGTTGTCTATGTGTTGGGTAGCGGTTCCGGATGGAACAATAACGAACTTCGGTTTAGTCTTCGCAGCATTGGGAAGTTAGGGATCAATGCCGGCAATATATTTGTTGTCGGTGTCAGGCCTGATTTTCTATCTGACGAAGTAATCCATATTCCGGTTGACGATATTTATAACCCAACACTGAACGCTGACGGCAATATTGCACATAAAGTCCTTGCAGCCTGTGCCGATGAAAGGTTATCGGATGATTTCCTTTTTATAAACGATGATCATATTTTACTTAAACCGATTGATCTGAAGGATATCCCCGCATTTCATAAAGGTGATATGAATACCTTCCCGGCAACCTACTGGACGTTGAATTACTGGCGTAACCGGTTAAAACGAACCATGGAAACCCTAAACAAACAAGGACTTCCGGCTAATCATTTCGATTGCCACACGCCCATGGTCATCAACAAAAAGCTTTTTCCTGAAGTAATGGCCCGATTTGATTTCTCGGAAGGAATTGGCTTAACCATGAAAAGCATTTACGGCAATTGCGTTTATGCTGAAACAGGTAAACTACTCGATAGTGAGAAAAAGACAGTATTCGAAAATTTCACTGTTGATCAGTTAACGGCCAGGCTTGCAGATTGCGATCTGATGTCGTTCAATGATTCAGGATTAAATCAATCGCTGAAAGTTTGGCTATACCGACAGTTGCCTGAACAATCAAAATGGGAAACAACGGAACCAGACGACAGGACACTGGCCGTTCTGAAATGGATGGATACCGGAAAGGATTACTTAGAGGGAGTCAACATTTTTATAAAATACATGCATGGTACCAACCTGACTAAACTATTCAGGAATAGCGCCAATGAATCGCTTCGAAAGAAACTTGAATATAAATTAATTAATACAATTTCAGAATTATGAATGAGAAAGAAAAGGTAATTGACTGGATAACATCCGGCATGAATTACAACGACGGGATCAACTTATTGGTTGAACTCACGAAAAAGGTAGATATAGGTATGTATATCGGACGGGAACGATCCATGGCTAGTAAACTGGCTTACGAAATCTGCAAGGCGGCAAAGGTGGCTGATCATGTTACCTGGAAACAATTTATCGAAGATGTGAAAGTTATTCCGGTTGAAACCTTCAATCTTTCCACCGAACATGAAGAATGGATCCTCGCGCTTCTAAAGGAAAATATCGATGAAATAAGGATCGAAGTAGCACTGATCTTTATTGACAAATTGAAACTTAAACCTGTATCTGAGAATCTCGAGGATTTAAAGATTTGTTTGAATGAGTTTTTAGCTGATCTTAAAGTTGAAAACAAAGGTGAAGAGAAGGAATTAACCAATGACGGTTCCGGCACTAAACTACCTGAGATTGTCGCAGGAGAAGAAGATAAGCTAAGAATTGGTGAAGCTGACGGAGAGGCAATGGAAGGCCGTAATTTTTCGGAAGTAAAAGAAACCATTGCCACAAAACCTTTGGAAGAATACCCACTGGTAATGCGCAGGGTAATTATGGAGTATGCCGAATTGTTCCAGGAGCGGAGCCAGCTGCATACTGTGATGGGAAGACTTCCGGAATCAAATACTGAAGCCGTATGTGCAAAGCGTGCAGAACTGTTTAACCTGATCAAATCAATCTCTGATCGTTTGGAGCTGCTTTTTGTTACACAGGAAGCTTTTGCCAAAGAAGGAATTATCCCGGTAGAGTCGGAACTGTTTCCACCTGCAGCAGAACCGGTGGCTGAAGTTACAGCTGACACGACCCTGATGGATGAAGATTCGCTTAAAAAGCAAAAGAAGAACCTTCAAAGCGGAAATTCAAAGGATCAAACGATTCTTGAATATCAGTCAAACGATCGTACTGATGTTAAAAAGCCAATGCCCAATGGTCCGAAGCGTACGAAGATTGAAATGCGTATTGCAGAGCGGAACACCAGGATTGAAGAGATTGAGGTTTTGCTGCTGAAATTTCCAAAATTATGAAAAGGTCAGAATTTTTTAAAAGTGTTTTTGGGGCATTAATTGTATCAGCAATCCCGTTACAGTCTTTTCAGGCCGAGGTGAAAAATAAGAGATACACCTTTGACGAGGTTTTTCATACCCCTTACAATAATGATATCTTGTTATATTTTAGACCCGAATGTGATGTTTATAAGTCAATTAAAAATTCTATTTCAAAAAGAATTGTTGAAAAAAATAGATTTAGATCGTATTTGCCAGAGCACAGGGTATTAATTCCTGTAAAAGATCATTATGAATTAGCAGACTTCATTCCTCTGATCATGTTTCTTGAATGTGTTTACGTCAAGAATAATTTATACTGTGAAACAGAACAAGGTGTATTTCTTCGATTAATTAAAGAAAATAAAGATAGAATGCACCCAGATTTATTTCTTGCCAGATAAATAGGATGTTAGTAAGAAGTAAAGATATCACCCTGGCACCCTCTTCATCGGCAGATGAACGCGCTGTGGATGATGTTGGCATAAAGAAGGGGCAATGCGCTCCTTCTTTTATTGCTGACAATGAAAAATCGCTTACGCTGGCTATTGGTCAGATTGAAAATGGTAAAGAGCATCACTATTACAGCTGGGGTAATTTTAACCTGGTGCGACTGATCGCTTACCTGATCAAACAAACCGGACCCGTTCATGTGCTGATGAGTTCATATTCGTTCAGCACGAAAAGCATTGAGCAGCTGCAAAACAAAATCAGCAAAGGTGAGATCCTTTCGTTCAGGGTAATTCTTGATAACAGGGTCCGGGTGATGAGTCCTAAACCTTTCCAGATGATTGCTGCCAGCTTTAATTACCGTTGTATGTCGGTTCATGCTAAAGTAGCATTGCTTTGGAACGATGAGTGGAAAATAAGCATTGTAACAAGCCAGAATGCAACCGACAACCCGAAATTGGAACGGGGAACGATTTTCACCGACGAACAGGTTTTTAACTTTGATTTAAAAGTGCTTGAAAATGAATTTAAACGAGGAACAACTTAAGGAGCATCTTAATGAGGTTGAAGAATTGGCAGGACTGTTTTTCTCTCCGGAAGATATTGCAGTTAACCTTGAACTGAATGAAGAAGATACAGAATATATAGTTGCTGCAGTCGATGGTAATTTCACGAATAATCCATTTGTTGCTGCATATATTAAAGGCAGACTTTCAACCGAAATTGAATTGCGCAAAGCGATCAGGCAATCTGCTATGAATGGAAGCAGTCCGTCACAGCAAATGATGTTAAACTATTTAAAGGAATCACGGAAATGAGAACAGCACTTGAGGATACTAATTATGAGATGATCAAAGCCTATGCGCTTAATCCTGATACTACTGAACTTTCGGAAGAAAAGAAAGCAATGCTTGAACGGGTTATTTCGGCATCGAAAATCCTCGATAAAAACCCTATTCAAAAACAGGCTGTTGCACTGCATCAGCAAAAATACCCGGATATCAGCCGCAGACAAGCCTATGAAGATCTTCGCTTTGCTGTAAAAATGTTTAACACCCTGCAAACGTTCGATTATGATTTCTGGCGTACCTGGTTAATCAACGATATTGTGAGAAACATCGAATCGTGCAGAAATGCCAAAACGGTGAAAGATCGCGGTGTGATTGCCGCAGAACATGCTAACCTGCTCAAGGTAATTGGTGAAAAGCCGGAAGATCTTCCAGATCCTAAACGCAATGAAAAACATGAATTTTATATTCTTATTCAAAATGATAACCGGCAGGTTAAAGTTGACATTAATAAACTCAAGGACTTACCAACTGCTGCACTTCAGGAATTAAACCGGGTCATCTACGGAGGCAATGAAATCACCGATGTTGAAGCTGAAGAAATCATGCAATCATGATCACTGAACTAATTGATTTAAATGCACCACAGCAATTGTCTGTGATCAACGATGCCAAAAGTGAAGTTGATATCCATGGTCGTGGTACAGGGAAGTCTTACATTATTGGCTGGGAGATCAACAAGATTGTTCGTGAAATGCCGCGATCAATCACCGCTATTACAGGTCGTACGTTTGGTCAGGTATTAACCCGAACGTTGCCTTCTACCCTGAAATTCCTTGAAAAATTGGGTTACGAAAAAGATAAGGACTTTGTTATTGGCGGTAAACCATTAAAAAAGCTTGGATTTAAAGAGCCTTATGAGAAGGTGACGAAATACGAGAACTTTATCTCGTTTGCAAATGGTACCGGGTTCCTGATACTCTCCCAGGAGCGGAAGGGATCCGCACGTGGTCCCAATCTTGACCGCGAAATAGTCGATGAAGCATTGACGCTTAATAAGAAGCGCTATGATGAAGAGGTTTCCCCTGCTAATCGTGGAAATGAAGAGCACTTTGGGTTCAAATCGCCAAAGCGTATCAGCCAGCATCATGGATTCAGGTATGTTTCATCAATGCCTTACACGAGAGAGCAGATGTGGCTCCTCGATTATGGAAATTATTACAAAGAGGAAGCAGGTATTCAGATATTCGATATCTGGAACCGTATCATTAAGCTTCAATTACAATTGATTGAAGCATGTAAAGCAGATGATAAACGTTTATATAAGGATATCTGGAATGAAGTGGTGCGACAAAAGAAGAAGATGTCACCATTTGTTTCGAAAGATGGGATCCTGTTTACACTGGCCAATGCTTTCGATAACATTCAGAACCTTGGCATGTCATACATTGTCAGGGAATACGACAAACAAACCCTGCTCACATTTATGGTTGAGATCCTTAACTGGATCATTGATCAGATAGAAGACTGCTATTATAGTTTGGATACTCAAACACATATCTATTATGATGCCTACAATGATGACTATATCAGGGGTGTGGCAGAGAACAGCAATTGGGATGCAGAGCAGTTGGAGAATGAGAATTGTCTGTTTGATCTGGATTGTGACCCTAACAGAGCGATAGAGATAGTGCCTGACTGGGGCGCTAAGATCGCGCTATTCTCTATTGGACAGGAAAGGAACTACAACTTTGCAACAAAGATCGTTGAACCTGTTGACTGTACAATCAATGAGTTCTTTGTCAAAGCAGATTCACCAGGCGTGATGATTGATGACCTGGTTGATAAGGTATGCAAATACTATTCACCACATCCTACCAGAAAGATCATATACTTCCGTGATCGCTATGGTGACTCAAGGCAGCCGAACGCCAAGAACTCCAAGACCTATAACGAGCAGGCAGTTGATCGCTTTCTTAAGAATGGCTGGGATGTTGAGACACGCGTACATAAAGGAATGGAACCACCACAGCATGACAAGTATCTGCTATGGATGAACATACTTAAAGGTAAAGACACACGTTACCCCAAATTCATCATCAATGGCAGGAAGTGTAAGTACACACTGATATCAATGAACAACACCAAGGTCATTGATAAGGATGGTAAGTTTGAGAAAGATAAAAGCTCTGAACGTAAGAACTCCATCTTACCTGAAGAGGCTACACACTTTGGTGATGCTGTTGATAAGCGCATGTGGACCAAGTACGGTCACCTGTTACACATGAATCAAAGCACATTTGTTTCTCCACGTTGGTAATTATCAATTCTGCCCGTAACTCCATATGAGCAGAATTGATCAAATAGGTATCAACACATTCCTCCCAAAATCGGAAAGAGTTGCTGTTATAGGACTGATGTGGACAGTTACCACCCTGCCCACATGGAAGCGGTATCCCTAATCATCATGACATTCTGCCCATTCTTCTGCACTGTTTCATTTTGATTAGTGATGGTGTAAGGACTGAAATTGAGCAGAAAACCGCCGTGTTTTTCGCCTTTAACATATGCAACTATCTGCATATATCCTGTGAAAATCGCGTGTTTTTCTGCCCTTACAGATAGGGCGAGTTCGGTTCAATCTACACTAAATGATGAAAATTTCAGATTTTCATCATTTAGGTGGTTCATTTTTAGAATATTATGTAATAATAAACTGCATAGGCTTTTTTGGAAAGCACCTCCGCTTTTTCTTTGAAAGAAAAAGCGGGCAAAAAGAATTACACGTCCGCTATCGCTGTTGCTTTTCAGGGACCCCTACGGCCTAAAAATCAAACGTGGTTCTTTTTTCTTGAAATAGAGCGGGTCAAGAAAAAAGAACCAAAAAAGAACCCCTTTGCTCAGAAGGAATGGCTTAGATATATGCGCTGGTTACTCAATTATTGGACTAAGGTATTGATCGCCGCCCGGAAACGTCAAGGGACTGTGGGTACTGCTGAATTATAATTTTTAGAGCAGCACCCGCCGTCACTTCGTGTTTGGTCACTTTCACTTTTGTATTATTCCCTTACCGGTTAAAACTGACATTCACCCTGGACGAGAATCCGCCCGGCTCAACCTGGTATGCCCAATAATATTTAACCGGCGTGCCAGATGCCAATATAAGTCTGCAGGGCAGCAGCAAAACATATGAATAAGTTTGATCTGTATGAAGTTGTTACACAGAAAATTATTGATAGACTTGAAGCTGGAGTAATTCCTTGGCAGAAACCTTGGAAGAATTCAGGAGGCATGCCCAGAAACCTGATTACTAAACGCCCTTATAACGGGATAAACTTCTGGATGTTGCTTTGCCTGAACTACGGTTCTCCCTACTACCTGACATTTGAGCAGGTGAAATCACTGAACGGAAACGTTAGAAAGGGCGAGAAATCAACGATGGTAGTTTTTTGGAAGATACTTGAGTCGGAAGATAAAGTCGGAGATATTAAGAAAACACCCTTCCTACGGTACTACAATGTTTTTAATCTGACTCAGACGGATGGAATTGATCCTGCAAAGATTCCTGCAGCAGAGGCTTTTGATCATGATTTTAATCCGATAGCTGCCGCTGAATCACTGATACACAACTGGAGTGACTGCCCAAAGATAGAATGGTGCAAAGATGCTGCCTACTATGCTCCGTCTCAGGATTTGGTTTGTATGCCGGATCCACGGACTTTCTTTCACGACGAACAGGTTTACTCCACATTATTTCATGAATTGATTCACTCGACTGGCCACAGTAACCGGCTTGCACGACATGAGAAAATCAAGAATCACAAATTTGGTTCTCAGGATTATAGTCAAGAAGAATTGGTTGCCGAGATGGGAGCAGCCTACTTATGCGGAATAACCGATCTGGAGCAGGAGACCATTCAGAACAATGCATCCTACATTAAAAGCTGGATCAGAACTTTCAAAGATGATCCGAAGGTACTGGTGTTGGCAGCAGCTCAGGCACAGAAGGCAGTAGATTATATCCTGACACATCAGACAGAACCGCCGCTTGCACAATCAGAAGTTCAAACTAAGGAGGTTCCGCAAGGGCCTCTTTCTTTTTAATCTCAAATCTTTAAAATCAATCATATGGAATCGTTTACTAAAATTATTTTGAAAGTATCAGACTGTTACGGAGTACATCATGTTTTTCCTGACTTCCTCGAAATAGCAGTTTGTGCTTTATCATTGGGTAGCAAAGAGGAACATTACCTGAAAATCATTTCAAAGTACAAACCAAAGGAAGTGCAGTTGCTTGCAGATGCTTTTACTTCCCTGATCTGCGAGATGGACAATGAAGGATCCGGGCTGAAAGATTGCCTTGGTGATTTCTTTATGGAGCATCTCTCGTTTGGAAGGAACGGACAGTTCTTTACGCCACAACCCATCTGTGATATGATGGCAATGATTACGAATCCGAACGGAGCCGGGAAGACAGTGGCCGATTGTGCCTGCGGATCGGGACGAACACTTCTGGCTGCAGCACGAATCAGCCGGTTGAACAGTTTCTACGGAGCCGATATTGACCGGACCTGTTGCCTGATGGCGGTAATCAACTTTTGTCTGAACGGAATGACCGGAGAAGTGGCATGGATGGATACGCTCAGTAATCGATTTTACGGCGGATGGCAAATAGCTATTCATCAGGATCAACCGGTTACGTTTGTAAGGGAAATTACTGAAGCCGAAAGTTATATTGCACTCCGGATCCCTGAAGCTAAACCAAAAGAATTACCGGTACCGGAGCCTGAAAAAATTGAAGTGTCTCAAACATCTCTATGGGATCACTGGAAGTTTTAAAGAAAGGGGGTTCCCCCTTTTTTGTTCGCTTCAAGGATTGACGCTCCCTTTTATCACAGCCCCTGAAGTCTTTTCCTAAAAGGTAAGGGATACTGCTCTGATAATTGTATGAGGCAAAGCATTTATCTCACCCATGCATACCGGCACCTTCGGTTTTGCAATTGACTTTATAAGGAGATTGGGACAATTGGTGTGGAAGTTCCGCTGAGTCCATGATAAATTCCGTTAAAATT